CGGGGCAACATCTCTCACCTCAACCATCACCATATCACGCTGTTTGCATACACGCAAATCTTCCACGCGTACACGCACTTTAGTGTTTGCTGTCAAACCCTGTGACTGCGTCATCGATTGTATTTCGATTTCGAAGTGCACACCACGGTTAATGGCATGGTGATTGAAGAGAAGCCAATGTCCTTTAACAAAGACACCACACACTTTAACGTTACGTCCTATGTCCAGTGCGGTGATACTCAGACGAACACAATTGTTTGCGACTCGGTCACGCACTTCTGCTTCAGTGATACCTACAAGGCTCTGAGATGCTAGTGGCACATCAAAACGATTGAGTTCAATAGTGGGATTGTACCACACATTGCTTGAGGTCTCTCTGGCCAATTGATCTTCTGTAGAACCAAAGGTATTCCCTTGGAAGTTGAGAGAAGTTTCAACTGTTTCTGTTTCGGTTTTGTCTTGTGCTGTCGCTCTCTCTTTCTTATCCTCATCGAATGTCCACCGATAAGCGGTCCGGGCAGCTCTATAAGCTATGTACATAGACGTCACAACTTTGAGAGCTTTGAGAAATTGACCGAGTCGGAGAGTGTAGATCCTATCTTGGCCATTCTCATAGAGAAATCCCCAAACCCGAATCTGAACACTCTTGTCCATGTAACTCGCCCACTTGGTCAACACATGTCTCGTCACACCCAGCCGGGCAGCATACGAGAAAATCGTCAAAGACAAGAGGTTGATCGTGAGATTCAGCAAGAACTGCGACACGAAGTTGATGAGGGTGTACCTCAAATAGTACAACAACATCCCCTGCACAGTGACTGCTGCTTGTAAGCACTCACACTCACCGACTGTATAACACAATCGACAAACCTTGAGAGCTTTCATCTCATCGTCACATACCGAGGCTTTGTCTTGGTTGCTTTCGTGTTTCAGAGAGGCTGCAGCAAAATGCTTCAGGAACTCAGTCATCGAGTCAAAGATGGCAACAGTCCGCAATTCAGCATCGTCCTTAGCACGGTGCTTAATCGGGATCACTTCTTGTACTTCAATGATCCAGTAGTCCGGAAAAGCCCCTTGAATAGGTGGCAGCTTGGTGGGATCAATGAAGATCTTGTTTGCTGCCAAATACTCGGGCTTAGGTTTCAAGCGAATGACGTACGGAAGACGTCGTCGCACAGCCAGAGGACATGCGAAATACTCCCCGGCATTGAGCGTGGGAGTGTTAGTCGTGGCTAAAACCAATTTGGCCATGACTGGTGTTTTCCCTTTGTCTTCTACCGCAGCTTGCGGTGGAACGTAAGGCACGTTGTTGATGACATTGATAATGTCTTTCACTGTTGCATCAACATCTGTGGAGGATGCAGGATCAAGAAGCGCAACATCATCCATACGGATTGCCCACATACTTGGATCAAAGTTGCTCCAATACTCGTCCATCGGACTTCGTGCGAACATGAAGTGATCGTCTGTCTGTAGTCCATGGAGCTGTCCAAAATAGTAGAACAGTGCCTTAGTAAACGTGGACTTAGCCACACTGGATGCTCCGTGGATCAGTACACCAAAAGGTGCTTTACGCTCCCTCTGCGCTGCTCGTTTTGTCAAGTCCAAGTTTTTGAGTAGCTTGAGACTCGCAAGTTTCTTGGTCATTGCCGCCATTTCGGACCCTAGGGTCTTCTTTGAAAAACGGCAATACGCTTCTCCCTTCTCGATAATCGAGTTGAGATCAGAGCAGTATGCAAAGTAAGTGGTTCCTAGCGCCTCTAGGTTGGAAGTAAAACTTCCAAGCCCCAAGAGACGATCTGCTTCTTTAAACCACGCCGCATATGCAGCGTCAGTGTGGACAAGGTTCATCCAATCACCTGTGGCTCTGTAAGCACAAACACGTTCACACAGCATAATTGCTGTATCGATGACGAGTACTAGCAAACCAGTTTCACTTTGGTACTGAACACGGGCTTTTTTGTCCATGGCGAGAAATTCCTCGTCCGACATACTCATCCCTACTTGTTTGAGAAAACCTTGCACCAGTAGGTACGTGTATAATTTCCTCAATCTTTCAACCAACGGGTTGGAGAGGGATGATGTGGTCAAGTCGAGAATCCGACGAGCTGCAGACACGCAGTCTTCGAATTCTCCTTGAAGGTTGTTGACTGGGCCTAACAGGCGCATAAAGGATGTGGTAACACCTTGCCCAGGATTAGCTTGTAGGCTAATGCTGTGCACATGGCGTAATCACTGGGACTGTTACACTTGCGGAACCAGTAAGCTGCTTGGAAGAAACTTTCCAGGAGCTCAACAATCTGATCGCTATCAGAAAAGGTTGACCGCAATTCAGTCAAACGTTGCATCATCACATCGATGAATGCATCTTCTTCGGCAGTGGACTGAATGGTCTGTGATTGCAAACGCAATTCAGAAAATTCGAGTTGTTTCTCGCAAGCTTGCACGTGGCTATAAGTAGGCAACAGTAAATACTGTTTGGACCCACCTCGTAGCCTTTCATTGTATTGCAGGTACGTGTCATTTTGCAGACCGTAGTCAGCAAACGATCGCTCGAGATTGAGCGGTTTGTTGTTGCAAGAGATCCAAAAATTGGATGGTGGCTCAGCATTATTGCTACGCAATGCAGCAAGAATACTGGTACCAGGATCGACCAAAATGGTCCTCCTGGTTAAATGTGCATTTAGCACAGTAATGTGGACTCGAATCAAATTTGATTCACAAACCACACGGTTCTTCTTGTGGGACGTCTTAGAAGACGCTGCCTTTCTGATCACACCATCAAATTGTGGTGGTATGGTCTTTTTTGTGAGTTTCTTAAATCCTGCACGCAAAATATGCGGTAGGATGGTGCCTGCAGTATCGCAGGTCTTGAGTGTCACATCTTCGTGTGAAATAATGCACTCTTGTGCAGTGGTGGCGATTTTAAGAATCGCAGAAAGGGGGGAAGTTCGAGCGTCGGTGTTAACAACTGTTAGAATCGACATTTTGATCATGTGTTTGGTTAATGGTTAGTTAATACCATTTACTTCTTTCTACATCGGTCTTTTTCTAATTTCCAATAGATGAGTAGTTACCTCATCTTTACTTCCTTTTTCTATCTTTTTCATTCTCAGTGACATGTAAAAACTCTATCATTCACTACGCCGAAGGATACGCGTGAACAGTTACTACAAATAACATGATAACTTCCCAGAAAATCATGCTACTCATAGCAAAGGGAATCAATTATCTTTCTAGTATAACATCACAATTTCGTCTCAGAAGTTTTCTTTCCGCACAGCGACGCGAGCTCAAAAGCTATTGCGTCTAGGGGGACTATACTTCATGTTGATGTACTATTGCTGTATCTAGATGTGGGTTCCAAAGGTACTACCACAATAATCATTCTTTCAAAGTTTTATCTTCTTTTTCTCTAATACATTTTATTGTTTTCTTGAATATAGAATATAAAAATTTTGGGGAATCTTAATATTTGGTGTTCCTGTGACCATTCATGTGATTATACGATACCACAAAACGTTTAGTCGTTTGTTTGCAATAATGTTGTAAATACAACTGAAATCTCACGAGGTCTTCCTCGCTACATATAATACAAAGTCTTCCTGGTACCATTTTTCAGGCCCTATAGTTATGTATTACAGTCCGTCTAGTTACGTGGACTTCATACCAAATTCTTAATAAAGATCGGGTCTTCCTGGTGCCATTTTTCAGGCCCTATAGTTGGATCTGAATTGGAAAATGGGGGGCAGATGCATTGCAAGCATCCTAGAGTACAAAGTACTCCTAGAAATAAAATATTTTGTTGTGTCTTTTAAACACTTTTTATTTTCGTTTTATAAGCGTGTATATAGATGACTAGTCTATA